AGTGCAGATGTCAGAGTTAATTACTCTCTAACAACTACACTTTTATGGTACTAAAGAACGCCCCGAAGGACGTTCTGATTATTCTAGCTTATTTGCTTCTTATATTCTTCTAACTGCTCCCGCAAGGCCATCAGTTCCTTGACTACGTCATCATAAGTCTGCAGCATCTTCTCGTACTGCTTTACGGGAATGGTTATTAATCTCTGCATACTGCGGCCTCCTCCTTACCATCTTTTAGGCCAGCATAGTACGCACGATTGATTGCCTGAACCGTTGCCGTGGCAAATTCCTTGTCCGTTTCATCTGCATTATTAATAACAGATAACCATCGTGCTATAAACACAGGTTCATCCACAGGATATGTCATGAGCATGCCACCTCCCCACTTTTGCCAAAGGTCATTGCCAACTGCTCATACGCTGGAATTCTGATAACATAATCTGGCACATTAATGCCAGCCTGGAGGAATATATCTCGTACTGCCATTGCAATTTCGTGGGGAGGAATACCCTCACTTTTCATAATACGTTCAAAGAGACGACCCGCATTTGTTGCACTTTCAATAGCCGCCGATACTGGGTACTGACAAGTAGTGGTCACGGAATATGTACCAGTTTTACGAAGGGCCGGAAGAACTTCGGATGTTACCCAGCGCTTGAACTGTTTAGCTGTTTCCAGTTTACTTCCAAAAATAAGGGAATATAAGCCTGATTCGTTGATAATTGTAGTTTGCTGTTTCCTGTCCAATGAATCCATGACCCCCATTAAACTGGTATCCATCTCATCTACATTGGTTTTTATGGCATCCCAAACTTTCGAATACCCCAATGCCTTAGCAACATCATTCCCAACAAACCACGGCTCGTTGTCAATTACTACTGACCTTATCCGTCCAAATTCCTCGCTGTTAAAAATTTGCAACTCTTTCATCTTACGCCACCTCCTTATAAGCTACCGTGCAGGTCTTAGAATTGCCCTTGGAGTCTACATAAGGTATTTTTGTTGGATAGTTGTTCTCAGCCAGCCATAGTTTCACATCTTCTAAAACTGACGGTTTATACTGGATTGTTACATCCTCGTGACCATTCTTGCTAAAAGCTGTGGTCACAATCTCACTTTCTGGAATATGTAACTTTTTGATGATAGCACCCACTGCCCGGTTATGTGGGTTACCACTGGTGGAGTAGATGGCCAACTCTTTGGCAATCTCTGTGCAGTCGTAAAGTTTTGGCATCTTTTCCTTGTCTGTCAGTAGCGGAGCCTTCACATCGTATCCTAAATCAGTATAAAGACGCTTTACCTCAGCGGCAACAAATACAGGCTCAACTTTAGCTTTCTCCAAGGTGCTCATGACGTTCTTCACCATCATGTTGACACTGGAAAGCGGGAGACGTTTCGGGGAAGTTGATTTCTCTTTCTTTGGCATCTCGTATAATCCGGTCTTGCGAAGGGTGGGGAGTACTTCTATAGCCAGCCAACGCTGATATTTCTGCGCCTTCTCATTGTTGGCTTTCATTCCAAGGAGATAATACAGGCTTTCGGGGATATAATCATCTTTTCCACACTTGTGTGGAAAGCCTAATTCATCGCAAAATCCGTTAAACCTATCCCACATGACATAATCTTTACCATTCTTAATTCTGTACCACCCAAATCCCATTGCGGTATCTTCTGCACTGACTGATATGCTTCCATCACTATTCAGAAGTGTCCGAACCTGCAATTCTAGCTCTTCATTCTCAAATACCATGACTTCATTCTTTTTCATGAAATAAATTTTCCTCCTTGAAAATACAGGCGGAATCCTTTATAATTAAATACATGGATTCCTGTTGTTAACGGGTTCCGCATCGGAGTAAACACGTTACCGGCCAAAGTTACTGTGTTTGCTCTTTTTTTGTTTCAAGTTCTTTTTTAACAAGGTCCACAATGATGTCTTTTACTGACTTATCTGTTTCCACAGCGTAGAGTTTAAGCTGCTTACATAAGTCATCGTCCATATCTGCTACAACTCTCTTCATCTAATTTCACCTCCTTTTAACGTTCCATTCGGAACACTTCGTTATACACATTTTAGTTCCTTTCAGAACATTTGTCAAGCATTAATTTTTACGCTGTTCCATTCGGTACTTTTGTGTTATACTATACTTAAGAAATGAGGTGAAATCATGGAAAATATTGGAAAAACGATACGGCATTATCGAAAAGCAGCTAATTTAACACAATCTCAGTTGGCTTCTGCCTCTAATATATCCCTTATGAGTATTCGTCGCTATGAAACAAATCAACGCACCCCAGACATTACACAACTACAGCAGATAGCCAATGGATTAAAAATTCCACTTGCGGATTTGCTTGGATTAGAATACAAGGAAAATATCTTAGATGATAGTGACATCTATAAATTCTTTGATTCCCTTGGTTATATAATAAAAAATACAGATAATGAAAAATTTTTGCTTTTTAGTAAGGATATAACCAATCCTATTCATGTGTGCCTCACATGGGACGAATTAAAAAAAATAAAAGACGATACCTGGAAATATCTAAAATTCTCTTTGGCTGAGATTAGTAGTGACAACTGATACTCATATATATAGGCACGCTAAAAAGCACCTGGATTTCTCCGGGTGCTCTGCTTTTACAAACCTAAAAGTTGTCGCTTCTTGGCTTCATATTCCTCTTGGGTAATAGCTCCTGCATCAAGAAGACTTTTGTATTTTAGAATCTCATCTGCTGGTGACATTTCCGCATTATTACCGCCTTCAATACTTTTCTCCAAGCCTCCCATATTACTTAACCCTAACATTATCTTTTCAGCCTTTTCACAGTAAGACTTAAAAAGTATTGAATCTGATTTTACTTTTCCGGTAGGTAACAAATTTATGCTTAACTGAGGATACGAATTATTATAAAGATTAACAATGATTTTAAATTCATTTATTTCTTCCTTCTTTTTAGAGCCCGATAATCCTCCCAGAATCGCACCGACACCACCAAATAATAATCCTCCTACCAAGGCGCTACCTACACCTACAGACAAAACTCCAATACCATTTTTTTGACATTCATAATTAATAATATCGCCATATGTGAAATACAGATTCCCGTATGATTTTAATTTCCACAGCCTATTTTGTTCATCAATAAGAAGTTCTTTTTCAATAACTTTAGTTTGATGAAATATTCTACTTCTCTGTTGATTTATTTCATTGTCATTAATAGCATCTTTTACTCTTTTTAGAAAAATATCTTTCCATGAAAGTGTAATTAAACATACCCCGCATTTAGCAATACAATCCTTGCAAACATATCCATCTGCTATCTGCTTAACACCTTTCTGTCCACCACATATAGAACAGGCTTCCTTATTACCCCCAAACAGTCCCATCCCCAATACCTCCACGCCATAATAATCTATCCTCATTATAGCGTGGATTAGAAACTTTTTCTACCTTTTTCTTTGTGTCAAAAACCAACAATCAATAATTGTGTTAGTTCATCCATAGCAAAAGCACCTGGATTTCTCCGGGTGCTCTGCTTTATAATTCAATTCTTTTTATTGGATGCTTTTCTTCAATGTTTATCACTTTAGGCTTTAATTCATCCGATATCTGAGCACATCCTAATGTATTAGGCGCACTAACAAAGATAATTGTTTGCTCATCCGTATTGCCCTGATACTTAATCATTATAGTCCCTGTAACCAGACGTTTTTGCTTCGTTTTCGGTAGAGCGCCAACAATCGCACCCGGAATACCAAAAACAGCCCCACCAATCATCCCCTTCAATACGCTACCATTTTGAATGCTATTTTCGATTTCAACATCCATTTTGTATTCATAGGAAATTATATTACCTATTTTCAGAATGAACTCTTGCCCATTGCACATAATTGAAAGTGTATCTTCATTTGCAATAATGGAACATGGGCTTCCTTCTGCCACACCTAAGCCAACCGCAATATATATATCCTTGAATTCCTTTGGATACTTATTTTTTTTCCCAAACAGTCCCATCCTCACTACCTCCACCCTATAATAATCTATCCCCATTATAGCGTGGATGGTAAATTATTTCTACCTTTTTCTTTGTGTCAAAAACCAACAATCAATAATTGTGTTAGTTCATCCATAGCAAAAGCACCTGGATTTCTCCGGGTGCTCTTGTCACCTCATATTTCTAAAACATCGTTTTTATCAATGCTTTGTAAAATTTGTCATCTACCTCTAACAAACTGTTCTTTCCATCTTTAAACTTTATAGCAACTGTATAAATTCCTTTATTCTTTGCTGATAGTCCTGCCAATAATCCGACTGGTCCCAACAAAGTAGCTCCTACAGCTCCTCTAATAACTCCACTGGCAGCACTCTTTCTCTGCTCATCTGTTATTAGTTCATATGCTTCAATATTTTGTTTATTTAAATACATTGGCTTTCCAAAAGATGTAGCAATATATAATTGCCCCAAACTAACCCCTGTCATCTTACCAATATAATCACCAGCAATAACCTTATTTTGTGCTCCCATCCTCAATACCTCCACGCCATAATAATCTATCCTTATTATAGCGTGGATTGCCAATTATTTCTACCTCTTTCTTTTACTCTTGGCCTTCTGTGCCTCTTTCCTGTCATGCTCCAGCTTAGTTTCAACAGATGCAATCACGACAGCCTTTTCGTATCTATCCAAAGCCAGGAACTCATGCGGCCACTTATGCAGCTTATGGAGGCAATAGTAAGCAAGATTCGCTTCCATATCGCCCCCATCAATTAGTTTTTTACATCTTCAACCAGTTCTTCCATTGGCACATCGAATCCGTTGACTTCCTGCACCCTCTCCAGATAATTAGCATACTCCCCCGCTGTCAGCATAGCTTTCAAAAGCGTATCCGCCCCCATCACATGATAGGAGTCCTGGAGTTCTTTATCATTGAGATTCGGAAATACCGTACATTTAGATGCCAGTTTCCCCAGATACTGATTATAGTCTGTTTCCTGGGTATACTGTCCCTTTTTACCAACTACCGGCACCCTTTTAGTACACTCTCGTCTTAACGCCTCATCTTCGGTTGATGTGATGGACTGTATTTCCCATTCCATTGGCCTTCCTGCCTTATCCAGAAAGCGCCTTGATACCACATGCTTTACGTTTTCCGCCTTGACTGCGTTCTGCGCTAAAAAACAGCTTAAATCTCCCATATTCTCTTATCCTCTCTTTCTTACTGCATTCCCTGCAAGTGACTAAACTGCTCTGGCATCTCCCAATCCTCGAAGGTAAAATCAAGGTCTTCGTCCAGATACTCCGCATCCGCATCGAACTTCGCCAGGATTCCTCCGTCCACGTTACAATCCTTCAGGATGATAGTCTGCCGTCCCACGCTGGAAGTCGGGTCCTCATTGGTTATCTGGATATCAAAATACACATCCTGTCCGGTCTCCTTGTATCGGTACAACTGCTCCCTGAAGATGCTGGTATTGTAGTGGAAGGTCGCGGACCCGCTCCCCTTCCAGCCGGTTGTCTTATTTCCTTTTCCGGTCCTCCCCAGAATGGGGATTTCAGACTTTGTTTTCTCTATGCTGGCCTCCAGGTTAATGGCCTGCATAAAATTATAGCGGTTCCCTTCAATCGTGACAAAACACTCCGCCAGGGATGCGCTCACGGCATCCTTTGCATTCATTGACTGCATATATGTATCTCCTTCCTTATGAAACAACTACTGTCATATATAACTGCGACATACAGTTAATCGGTGTCACCGGGCAATTCACCACAACAGACCGCTTGCTGTTCCCGCGCTCTACCGTGATTTCTTTTGCCTCCACGGCCTCAATCGCCCGCAGCCTTGCCAGTTCTTTATTGTAGGTCACAATGTCGTTCCAGAGGCTCACCCGGCCCGCGTCATCGTTCGGCATGATTCCCAGGTACTTTGTGTTGAACATAGATGCGATATCATTACCAATCTGGTCCAGGACGCGCACAGTCTGATTATTCGAGAAATCTTCCTTCTTCTCTTCCGTAAAGGTCACCAACGTGTTAATATCCATCAGGACTCGCACATCATCACCTACGCGATGGAACATGAATTTTCCTGAACGGACAGCCCTCGCAAGCTGTTCCTGCGTGTAATCCACATCCACCGTGAGTTCACCATCGTATACGCGGTTCTCGTTGGTCTTGTTAACCGCACAGGCCGCCTGAACCCCGCAGGTCCAGTACACAAGCCCCTGCTCCAGCTCTGCCGCCTTGTTCTCCACGGATATGATTCCCTCATAGTCTGCATCGGCCATCCGGTATACTACTGTTTGGAACTTCACGCCGGCCTCGTCGCGCATCCGTCTGGTATACTCTGTAAATACAGCCTTGACTGCATCATCCATGGATGGGCAGCACAATGTCTGGAATGTATAGGACTCCATCTTGGCCAAGAACTGTGCATAGTCCTCTCCGTTCACCGCTTCCCCGTTCGTCCCACCAGTAAATGGGATTCCAGCCGTTGCTACCAGAGTTGCATCCTTTTTGAACACAACGTACAGATTATCCTTGAGCTCTGATGCCGCTGCCACGGTCTGTCGGTCCACCTCCTTTTTATCAAGTATGGTTTTCACATCAAACTTCGTGCTGTCGTCCACATTGGCGCTGATGACCAGCATCAGGTCCTTGCCTCGTACACCACTGTATTTCGCCTGTCCATAATCACAAGCAGCCTTAACTCCTCCATTGAGCCGGTAAAAGATACCTTTCATCAGGTTCCTGAATAACTCCCTGACCTGCCACATCTGCGGCGCATCTGCCGGATACCCGAATATCTCCTGGCACCGCTCCTGGTAATCCTGGGCTGTCACAATGAAAGCCTCCTTTTCCGGCCCCCAGCCAAACTCCAGAGGGATTGCCGCCGTCCCACGGTCTGATAGTACCGCCACACTGCTGGCTGCACTCACAAAATTGATATAAGCCCCAGGAAGTATTTTATTCTGAATCGTAAAGCTTCCGCCTCCTAACATTTATTTCACCTTTCCTTTCATAAATTTATCTATTACCGCATCCACTTCTTTCAATGAATACTTCCTGCCATCTTCCAGCAGGGCACTCACCAGGTCCTTCTTTCCCTGGTAGCACTCCGCCTCCAGCAGTTCCTGTTTTAAAAATGTTGCTTCTCCCTGTTTTGTTTCTTTCAATTCCCAAACCTCCTTAACTGTGTGTTGGCCTCCAGCCCCTCCATTGACGCCTCCTGTGGCTCCGGTTTCATGACGAACATATTGTAACTGACAAAGAAGGTGAGCACGCCATCCTCTGTCCTGTGACTGCGGCCGGTCCCCCGCAGCAGGCTGCCATCCTCTAATGTGATATACTCCAGCCCGTCCATGAGGATGTCCGCCGTCCGGTTCATTTCACGAGAGGGCTGGGGGGGATCGCCAGGAAGGTACTGGATACACATAGCCGTCTCACGATAGTATCTCTGACCAATCATCGGCTTTTCAGACGGCTCCAGAAACTGCACAAAAAAACAAGGCTCCTTAAGGCCCTGTTCTACCGCATCTGTGTAAATTTCATAACCATCGCCAAACAGTTCATTCAGCCGCCTGGTGACAGCATCCATGATATCATTAAGCATCGAACACCTCCCGAAGTTTTGCTTCCAGCTTTTTCTCTATCAGCTTCGGCGCCAGGTCGTTGATTTCTTTTTCCGATATGGTAAGCATGAACTTTCCCGGGACCCAGGCCTTTTTTGCACTTACGCCTAAGGCTGGGATATAGCGCCCAGGTGTCTGCCGATGACCATATTCCACATAGGACGCATATTCGGTCGGGTTGATAATTTCAATCTGGTAGTTATCCCCTATCCTCTGGATGTCACCCACCGTCCAGCCGCGCCTTAACGTCCCGCCCTGATATCCGGCCCAGTATTTTTGCTTTATAGCGCCGTTCTTTGACAGGAAGGTCTTTGTCTTGCCATCAGACCCCTTTACCTTTACTGTCTTCGGTCCATCCAGTTTAGGAGCCTTGCCTACCGGTGTTCTCTGCGTAACTTTCCTCAGCAGGCGGGAGGCTAATTCCTGGATGCATTCCCGGTTGAAAGCATCCCTCTCCTGCTCCAGACGTTCTATCTGCTTTTGCAGCTTCTTTATTTCCCGAAAATCAAAACTTCCGCCCTTTGCCATTACGCATACTCCTTCCATATCTCCAGAAGAATCTCCTGATGGGAGGAGTATACCGCGGCCTTACCACTCTGAGCATAACTCTCGGTCCGGCCCTGCTGGGTGACCTCAATCCGGCTGCCTGGGGGAACCACAGGCTCCGGTTCCAGAAACAACTTGATGGTCTGTGCCACACCCGTAACCGTATCACTGCCGGCCGCCAGCGCCGTGCTGGAGTAAGACAGATGGCAGGCTATACCATCCTGTACAAGGGTCTCCTCCTGCCTCGTCACCTTCGTCACAGGGTCCTTTACAGACTGCATACCATAAATCCTGCATGTTCCATCGTAAGTGGCCTCTATGGCCTTCCTGTGCATCCTCTGTGCCTGTTTGATTGTCTCACTTACCATTCTACCACCCCAGCTTCCTGTACCGGTTAAGCTGCCCCTGGTAATCCTTCAGGATACCGCCTGATAGGGCATCCGCCGCACTTGTAAAGCTGGTGGATGTGTCCCCTTCCGATATGGATGAAACCCGGGCCGGCGCCTCCCCATCCCCGGGACGCTCATACCGGTACAGGTCTATTGCCATCCGGTATGATGTGCTGGTCAAGCCTGCCGGAACTGCTTTTAAGTTGCAGTAGTTCCGGATAGTCTCATCCACATCCTCCATAAGGAACTGCAGAGCGATATTCTGTGTTGTATCGCCTTCAGGTATCCCCAATAACGCCTTCAGCTTCATTAGGTCCATGGCCCCTCCTTACGAAATGGTAGCAATAAATACCTGGTCTGCATACGGAAATGAAGGCATGGCCGTGGCAACAGCCTTAATCCACCGGCCGACAGGGTCTACCGTGTCATATTGTACCACCACGATATTCCCCACAGCAGACACATCCACATCCGGATTCTTACGGAGCTCCAGCTCCTCGGCCGTAAGGCCATAGAATGTATCCCCTAGTTTCCCATCCGGCATCATAATGAATGCTGATTCCGGAAGGAAGCGCGCGGACGAATATTTCCCCTTTGCATCCTGCTGGCGGTACTGTTTGTCATAAATGGCAATCTGCGGCAGGCTCTGCTGGGCCAGGAAAGCATTCAGCTCCGCCCTGGTAAGCACCCGGTCACTGTTCACACCGTAGATTGCAGCGCGTATCCTGTGGTCCCGTAAAATGCGGTTCAGATTGGTCTTGGATGTCAATGCCCGTGTTGGTGTGAACCCGGTGTCTTTTACAATCCGGTCCACAAAGGCATCCATATCCTCCAGGATAGTGGGGTCACCGCTCCCCCATGTCTTATCAGCCTTATGCGTGCTCGGGATTCCATAATCAATGCTTGCCTTGAAGCCGTTCTCATTGATGGAAAGCTTTCCTGTGGACAGGGCTTCCATTCTCAGACACTCGACCCTGGTTTTCACTCCCGCCACCAGGTTATCCACGTCACTGTAAATCTTCCGGACCATCTCCGCCTCTTCCTGGTCATTCCTGGGACTTTCAAGGGCAATAATTTCCTTCTCGCCCAGGCGGATTTTCCTCTTGATGAGGGCCAGGTCCTGCATGCTGTAATCAGCGCCTTCTCTGGAGCCCAGTTCTGTCTCCGTATCAAACGCATGAATATGGGCAGATACAGGAAGGTCGGACGCACCCTTAATCATCTTAATTTCCATTGCTTCGGTCTTACGTTCCGGAAAGAGCAACTCACCCATATAGGCTTCGGTCTGCCTTTCTTTCGTATAATCAATCAGCTCCTGTGGTGTTAATAATTCTTCTACTCTTGGCATGTCTTAATCCTCCTTATACTGTGGGTGTGGCAGCCTTGACCTGCAGGCTCCCATCCACAAAAAATTTAATAAATGGCATCTTTTCCACCATCTGGTCCACAGCATCAACCAGGTATTCCCCCTGCAGCCGCTCCGTGTTGACGGAACCGGCAATCATCAGGGCCCCAGCCTGCTGTCCGTATGTGACCTCAGTGGTTGCGAAAAGAATGCCAACGGGTTCCGTGGAAAATGTGTACGTATAAGCCCCGGAGCTCCCGCTGCGCGCAACCTTTACCACCTTTCCATCCTTGTCCAGCAGACTGCCTGCCAGAACAAACTTCTTTCCCTCGGTGTCCGCTGTCACCCCGGTGTCCAGTACCGTACAGGTGATGTTCTCATAATGCTCATTCCGCAGGAACTCCGGAGAATTATCGTACGTCTTCTTTACTAAATACATGTCATTTCCTCTCTTTCTCTATTTTGTTGCCCATGCATCCGCATAGGGGTTTTTTGAGGTTTCTTTGTTCAGACTCTCCGCCACTGTCTTGGCCCAGCCACCCTCTGATGTCTCGCCGGCCTTGGGTTTATAACCGGTTTTTCCGCTTCCCTGCCTGGCGGCCGCAGGAGTAGAATCCTTGAACAGGAATGCCTTACCTTCCTTCAGTGCCTTCACCTGTTCTTCAAGGCCAGTGACTTTCCCGTCGTCCCCCAGGAGCAGCTTGCTTTTATCAACAAGTCCGGACACAAGGTCAGCGTCATGGGCGGAGTCACCGATTGCAAGTTTGATGGCGGTGGTCAGCTTCAGTTCCTTCATATCCGCCTCATATTTCTCTTTGGCAGCCTTATTCTCTGCCTGCAGGTCCGTAATCTGTTTCTGGAGCTCCTCGCTGCTGCCACTGGCCTTCTTCAGTTCCTCCAATTGTTTGTCCCTGGTCTTGATGTCTTTCTCCAGTTGGACCTTTGTGGCGTTGAGGGCCTCCAGGTCCGTTTTAGGGACGTAGCCCTCCAACTCCTTCTTTGATTCCTGCTCTGCCTTGACCGCCAGCTCTTCGCTGATGCCCAGGGCGACAAAATCTTCTTTTTTCATGTCCTCTTTCCTTTCTCTGAGTATAAAAATGACACGTCAGGATAAACCTGCGTGCCTTTTACACCGATTTTCTCTTGAAACTGAACTTCTCTGCGCTGTCTATCGCCTGGAGCAACCTTCCTCCAGGCCCTAAAAATGTCACCGTCAGGATATCCTGGCATTCTCCTATCCCTTTGTCACCTAATCGCAAGACTTCCCGTGTATCAATATCCACAATATCTTCAATCAGTTCGCCATTGAAATAGATATTGTAGTCCTCTTTGCTTATATACATAACACTCCTTCCCGTTGCGATATCGCAACAAATAAAATACCACCGGCCATTGCTGACTGGTGGTATTAATCTTCAACTACTTCAAAATACGTCGGAGGGTATAAATAGTCATCTCCTGAATCATCCTTAAGCCTATACCATCCTTTTTCGACTGACATCACTTCATACAGTTTTCCATTTGTTAAAACCAGTGTTTCTGTTTTCCCCTTATATCTAATTTTCATCGTTCAACCACCTCTTTACCTTGAATTTGACTTTTCCCAACGATTCTTCCTGGAACCAATGTACTTCTGCAGGAATCTCCTCCCCCGTTTCTTCATCCATCAGAATACCACGACCCTTGCAATGCTGCCACTTCGTAACGTCTCCACCGAACTCTTCTGTTAAGCCTTCTGCTACGCCATCGTGTAACGGTGTATGTGTTCCTTTGCCTGCGAATACCTCCGCGTTTTGTATTCTTGTTCCTTCTGCAAAATGATATGTTATCCCCGTTGCTTTGTCGGCCACCTCATAGTTCTTGGCCTTAGCTCCAACAGATTTTCTAATTGCTGTATCTGATAACTTAATTATATCATCTCCTGTTGGCTTTTCAACAACAAACTGTTTTTCCCACTCTCGGTACTTCATGTTCGCCGGCACGTAATATGTACCGCCTCCCCCATCCCTAGCAGCCCGCTGTTCCCCTTCTGTAAACTCATCGTCAAAGTACGGCACCGTGGTGGACCTGCAATTGGGGTGAAAAGGCGGTGCCGTAATGCCCACCTTGTAATCCTTCATGTCAAAGACCTTACCGTCCATATCCCTGCATATTTCAGAGGTTTGGCCGTCCAGCGTGGCCAGAATCTCATACTTCTCCACTCCCAGTTCCTTCAAGCAGTCCTTTTGAGCCGCCGATGAGATGGCCGCGGATTCAGTCATGATGAGGCGCCCGGCCTGACTCCGACTGACCTCCATGGTCTTTGACAGGCTGTCTATGGCTTTCTGAGGAGACTCACCACGGATGATGTTCTGCGTCAGCTCAGTATGCAGGTTTCTGACTAATTTATCCTTATTTGTCCAGATACGGCTCGAGAAGTCCTCCCCATCCTGCGCCCATGGCCTTTTGATGACAGCTTCTATCTTCCTGTCATCCAGCCGGGCCAGATTGGTTCCCGCCCCGGTCCCTTTCGCCACCTCGAAAGCGGTTCGGTAATACTGCTCCCCATAGGCCTTATGCAGGTAATCCGTCATGCCCCCCTCGAACTCCGTTGATAACAGCTCTGCGTGCTGCTGCATTTGAAGCTTCATTGCCTCCAGGTAGGATATATGGTGGCGAGCGGATGCATTCTCCAGTTCCTTCATCCAGCGCTGGTCAACTGCATTTTCCTCTCCGGCTTTTATGTAATCCTCGACCGTCCACTTGAACTCCTCCAACTCATTCTTCTTAAGCAGCTTCTTGGCACCCGCATAACTGATGTCATTGTTGTCTGCCAGGCGCTGGTACCACCGGCCAATGTCCATCTGGATACTGTTGGTGGCTCTTATGTACTGGCGCTGGACATCCTTGTAATAGGCTGCGCTGCGCTGGTACTGGTCATCCTCCAGGGAAGCCATGCGTTTTCCCCAATAGTCTGTATTTTTAGCCGTGGGGCACACCTCCTCTCATTGCATTCTCTCCCCCCTCCAGGCTATACTATACTTACAGGCCCTGCCCAGGCTGAGTACATAAAGAAAGGAGATTTGCCTATGAATATGATTCCAGTTTCATCATCTAACATCTCGTCCATTGGATACGAAGGAACAACTTTATATGTACGCTTTAACTCTGGGGGGTTGTACGCATATTATGATGTTCCACAATCTGTATACAGTGGACTGATGTCAGCTTCCTCACATGGTAAGTATTTAGCTGCTTACATAAAGGGACGTTACCGATATCAGCAAATTAGTTAATCGGTAATCATAAGAATCACAGCAGGGCCTTCCACTGAAATATCCTTTAACTGGTAAGGCTCTGCAATAATTTTTTTCACGCCCTCCCGCCTATCTAATTCTGCTACCAACTCACAGGTCTTAAGTTCTCTGTTCTCCATCTTCTTCACCGCCTTCCTCTTCCTCCCGTTTTCCCTGCTGCTTGAATGCCTGCTGGTATAAATCTACCTTCTGCGCATTTTCATCTTCTTCCCTCTTCAGCTGCTTTTCTTCCTCCTCTGCATTTTCCACCCATGGATGATTCTTAAGAATGGTCTTATGGGAGATGACGCCCGTGCTTTTTGTAGCGATGTCAGCCAGTTCCGATTCACTCCGGATGGCCGTCCTGGTCCATGTCTGCGTTATCTGCTTACACTCGGCCCCCAGATGATGACATATGGCCCGTACCAACCGGCCAAACCCCAGCTTGAACTCCGTCTCCATCAGGCCCGCCTTCAGCTCCAAAAGGGAGTACAGGTATTTCAGTGCTTCCCCGGAGGTATTTCCAAACTTCTGCGGATCCGGATCCACACCCATTCCCTGTTCAAAGATTGCTTTCCTGGTAATCTCCAGAAATTTCTCTCTGGCCTCTATCGGAATACTGATAGTCAAGGCCTCCACACCTCCGCTCCCTCCAGCGCCGTCAGTCTCCACCTTAATTGCCTTGTATTCTTTCAGTTCCGCAATGAAAGACTTGAGGTCCTGGCCCCCATAGTTAGTCAGTATAAATATGATTTCCTGCGTGTCCTCGAGGTCATTTAAAAAGCCGCTGAATACCTTGTCATAGGCATCTGACAGCAGCTTTATATTGGTTAAATCATCTGTGGGAATATTATTGTTATAAAATGGGATGAATGGCACCTCTCCAAAACCATGCTCAAACACATTCGTCTGCTCCACACTCTCATCCGGGGAGCCGGTCAGCTCATACACGTTATACGACTCCAACCCTGTTTCAGAAATGGAACTGCTTTTCTTTTTATACACATAGCATTTTTCTGCCGTCCAATACTCCCACACATAGATGGCCTTACCGTCAATAACATCCCTGGTTTTATAGTTCCGCAGCACGGCATCCAGCTGGCGGTCCAAGTCCGCGGAATAGACTGGGATAATCTGCTTTGGGTCAATAACCCCATACTTCCATTGCCCATCATCATCCTTCCAGTAGTGCAGCCACGCCACCTTGCAGTTTGAGGCCTTTATGCATAAGTCCTTGCATACCTTGGCGTATTTATCCCCCAGCAGGTCTGCTATCTGCCTATTCGCCTTTTCATTTCCCACATCAAACAGCGGCGGCGCTGAAAACATATAAGCAGCCTTCTGGTTGACCAGCAGGCCGTGAAAGTTCCGCGGTATTCGGTTATCCGCATTTCTCAGCGGGTCATTGTCCCGGTTCTTCCCTATACCAAAAAGAATATCATTCTTATTCTCATAATACCGTTCTGCCGCCTTGGACTCCCGGACAAAACGTCGGTGCCCTGCGGAATAGCTCTTTATTAGTTCCTTTACAATATCAATCGTCATGGCCTGTGGCATCTCACCACCTCCTTTACTTTAAGACCGATATGCTGCCTCCTTTGAGGTCTGATACCTCGTAATCATCCAGTCCATACCAGATAGCGGATAGTGTATGGGGGTCAATATTGAATTCATCCTCAATGATTTCCCCATCCTTATCCACGGCAAATGTCAATTCCTTCAGCTCATTGATGATGTTCTGACATCGGTCTGAGCATACAATACTCCTGAACCGCTTGACCTTTTTGGTGTACACCTCCCGAGACCCCTGGAACTTCTTGCAGGGCTTCATCCGGAATCCCTGTTGTTTGTAATATCGGATTGCCTTTGGTTCTGCGCAGTCAGCCTTTATAAGTATGCCCTTCCATTTCTCTATGTCTCGCGCAATCTCCGGGTCTGTCTTATCTCTGGAATAATATTCGTCATACAGATAAAGAATTTTATTATCGTGGTCTATCATCATTCGTACCACAGCATTGTAGGAGGTCACGAAACCAAAGTCCATTCCGTTCTTTTCAATCGGATTGGTAATCCCCTTTATGCATTCAGTAATTTCTCTTTCGGTACGTACTTCAAACTGCGGGAACACCAGCCTTCCGTTAATACCAAAGCGCCCTTTCCTGGCCACCCGGTACAAGTCTGGATCATGCTGCTGCAACTCGTCCAGCTGCCCGATATAATCCGCCGGTACAAAGTAGTTGTCATCCACAGTGCTGTGGTGATAGTACGTGTTTCCGACCACCATTATTCGGTTCTGATACAGTTCCTCATCATCCAACACCTTGTAGCCGGCTGCCTTGTCCTGAAAAAAATACTTGTAAACCCAGTTGCTTTTGCTGACAGGGTTTGTGGACAGAATAATGTGATTGCTGAGAGTCGGATGACGGAGACGTCCCAGAATCTCCTTGATTCCTGCATACTTGACTTCGGAACACTCCTCTATCCAGACGATACTGACACCATTCAGGGATTTCAGCTTTGCCGGCTTATCCATGCCTTTGAAGATGATGCGGCTGCCGTTCCTGAAGCGCACCTGCATCGGGGACGTGGTAAACGTGATATAGTCCGTCACCTCCATGGCCTCCGCCACTTCCATCAGAAGGTCGTAGCAGGAATCCCGGATGGTATCGAATACCTCGCGGACCACCAGGGCCTTGCGTTTTTCCTCCAGTAGCTTCTTAATCAGCTTCACGGCAATATGGTAGCTCTTAGAACTGCCATAACCGCCAACAGTCAGATATATCTTATGGTCCCAGTCATGGACGAAATCAAAGAAATGGTCATTCAGAGAAAATTCTACCTGCTTGGTCTCAGCAATCTTAACTTCCATACTTTTCACCCGCTTTCTTGAATGTTATCTGGATCGGCTTTTCTTCGTCCTTCTCAACCTGGGACTTCAGAACTGCAATCCGCGCCTTCTGCTCCTCACTGGCCAGCTCCCAGTTTTTATGTAGCAGCTCATCATACTGTTTGATAAGACCCTCCAGCGTTTTCTGGGCTCTGGCCTGCGCCTGCAGGAAATTTCCCTGCTTATCCCAGGCCTGCTGTACCTCCCAGCGCTCCTCTGTGACCGTCTCCCCATCCTTATGGCCTATCTTAGTGATGGTCACATCCTTCTGGTCCCTCACATACATGATGGACTGCGCCCGGATGATGGCAGCATAAGCTATCTGCACCTGGTCCCATAAGATGTCCAGCGGGTCCGTGGGCATCTCCTGGATAATGGAAACGGTCTCCTCAGGCAAGTACTTGCTAAAGAAACCGTATTTTTCTGCATTCTTATTCTGTTTTGGAGCCCCATGGCCAACAGCATTTTGATTACCCGCAGGAGCTCCTTTATGATTAGTAACGTTACCTTTCGCATTTGGTAACGTTACTTTATCCCACTTGTCTTGATTTTTCCATTTACGAATCTGTTCTTCTGATACCTGCAACTCAGCAGCAATGTCTTTCAACTGGCGTTTCCGCCCACTGTCCAGCCATAGCTGCAGCGCTTTGTCCCTGTTAGGGCTCCTGGGTCTTGGCATAATCACCACCTCTTGTCATGGCATAATAAAAGCACCTGCAAATATCCGCAGATGCAAAAACTTATAAATGTACATATTTCGCTTGACATATACGTACGTATATGCTATAATTAAATTATAGAAAGGAGGTGAACACATGAAAGACTTACCAAAGAAAATCAAAAAGCTCAACAAGTTGTGCGACCAACTCATTGAGCTACTGGTAAAAGCATACATCATCCTACTGGTGATTGAAGCACTTACCAAAATCGTTTAGGGATTGGGGCGCGAGCCCCTTTCCTTCCAACAATATTATACCACAAGTCTTTCATGATAACAATGCTCAAAAAGAAGCCAATATTAGGCAGTATCCTTTTAGCATCAAAACTGCTGGTAATTATAATACTTTTGTATTTAATAATCAGCAGTACCATCCAATTTATCAAATATTAGGAGGCCCCACATGTCTGAAGATAAGAAATATACATCTCAGCAAAAGCATCTACGCACTAAGTATGTCCGTTTTCCTCTTGACTTGAAACCAGAGGTCCTGGATGCATTCAAGGCCAAATGCGACATAATGGGAACTACTCCCACAACTGAAATAAAAAAATTCATAAACAACTTTATTTCGGAGGATGAGGCGGCCGATTAGGCTGCCTTTTCTTTGTTTGTTTTGAGGTACGGGAAAGAGCCGCCCGGAGGTGGCTCCTAATTTTATAGTATGTAATTAACAACGACTGACAATATCATTTAACCACGAAATCTGACTTTCAAGGCTTCGCTTCTTTGCCAACAGCTTTGGATTTTGCTCTAACTCTCTAAAACGCTTTAAAGCATCATTTAGTTGCGCATAAGCTTCCTCAATTTTTGAATCGCTCTCAAACTTTTTTGACAATTCCCACAACACTTCTTTTTGGGCAACATCTTCTCTTTTTTTATTAAAGAGGTCTTTTAAATCTTCGTACTCTTCTAGCTTCTTATTTCTCAAATTTAAATATTCATTTTTTATGTCGCTCAAAAACTCCTGCCGATTAATATCTGTCCAGCTTTCCATGTAAATACCCCACAATCTTTTTCTATTATCATACACCAAAATCTGACATAAGAAAATCCCCTGCCGAATTTTTATCTGGCAACACATTTAGAACCTCGGTAAATTCTCATTAATCTCTTTCACAGATTCTTCTGATATTTCATTAGCACATACTTTCTCATTAACTTTTTTCTTCTCACTAAGCAACAGACTAATAATTATACTAATAAATCTATAAGAATTACATGCAAAGTTAAAAATAATCCCTATCCATAAAAAAATCACTATCTTCAATACTTCTTGTCCAAAATCTTCACTTAGATAAAGTAAAACTGACAACAAAATACCACTAAGCCCAGACAATACCACACTTTTTATTTTACCTACGAATACATCCATATTGGCGTTTTCAATAAAATATTTGACCATAGTATCATTTTTTGCCGATATTAAAGAAGGGATTAAAAAACCAAATATGCTGATAATAATTGACATGCACGTTATCAATGCTGTAAGCATATCACTGAATAACGAATTTTTACATATTTGTAAAATCTGGATTTTTTGTTTGACTTCGGCAAAAAGTAAAATGCTTATTATAGTCATTGGAATTATTAAAGCATAATGCGAATACCAAAAAGCATGAAAATCTCCTTTACCCCCTGTTTCATTCATTTAACCTCACCCTTTTTTTAATAAATTAGCTATTTGTGCCCTTGAGCCCCCTTCACTATATTTTTTAGACATCTCTTTAGAAAGCTTATAGAAGGACAACTCCCCTCTTGGCGGAACCTTATAATTAATCTTATCATTTAAGATATTTTGTAATAAATCAAATACCTCCGACTTTTGATCATCACTCAATGTTATTCGGGCAGAAGAAATTAATTCACGGTTATCTCCACTCCTTATTTCCCGAACTATTCCTTGCATCGTTTCAGCCTCCAACTCATCATGATGACCATAGTTATATCCCAAGCCAAATTCAAGATGTGCCGTCTTGCATTCCACCTGATCACATAATTTAATAATGTCCTCAAACGTTTTGCTATTCTTAGATACTAAACCGCGGGTATTAGCAAAACGAACATCCAGTTTCAAAAATTGTTTTTTTAGCAAATCAACATTGTCATAGTCATAGTCAATTGGTCTGAAATAGCATAGATTACCATCCCCAATAAAACTATTCACATAGCTTTGTAAAGCAAATGTTCCATAACTACCTCGATTGCATTGAACCATTGCAACATGATATCTTGGATCATACAATACAACTGTATTCTTCCCAATATACTCATTTTCTCCAAGATCCACGTGGCGAGCCATTGTGTCTGGAGCCAATACATATGTATTACTTACAACATCTAAACGCATAAAATTCAATACATAAAACTCATCATTATGCACTAAAGCAATATTTTCAAGGCGCCCGCTAATTCCATCAATATCTTTTATACGATCTTGCAACGAAAGTGATTTTAGCCTCCCTATCCATTCACGTAAATCATAAGTATATTCCGTTGTTTCATCTCCTATAATTGTACACAGCTGATAATACTGATACTTAATAGTGACTCTTTTTCCATCCATATCGTTCTCCCCAATTCGACGTTTTTCTTAATTATATCACACGTCGAATGGAAAGAATATACAAATATCCCCCTCCCAATTCCACAAATCTTACAAAAACACAGCCATTTCTTCTCTTCGTAACCAAAGTATAGAACATACGTTCGATAAAGTCAAATTAGAATATTTAATGAATATAAGCTACTCATAATAAAAGGACACCCTATTTCTAGGATGCCCTAATCGTATCTGGAAAACGTCATGGGGGATAAAACCAGATACCTCACCGCTTGCGTACCCTGCGGCATTGTCCTGTTAATGTACAGGTCTGTCTTATGAGGGATTACACAATACCGGTTAGTCAGCCACCAGGGTATGATGCCTGGCAGCCGTAAATCGAGGAGCTTTACAATTACGAGTTATCCATTTATCATATTCTTCCAAATAGACAAATGCACTCCCTACCAGCAAATGGTTCGTTTCTAGCAGCTATTACAAACCCTTCCTTCATAGTCTGTATATAAGCACTGCCGTGTGCACAGTTGAAATACCCTACTCCATCCTGCGCTCTTATCATAAGTGAAATTGGCAAAAAATTTTCACTATTACATAAATCAGGATAAGGAATAGGCGCATCATTTAAAGCTCCTACGACTCCATTGATTTTATACAACGCCTCAAACGGAAACGTATCCTCTCCGTTGCCTCCACAACATCCACAGTTAATCGTAATACAGCTTGCTTTCTCATTCATAATTAATACCTCTCTTTCTTTGAAAACAAAAGCAGCCATCCAGTTACATACCAGACAGCTGCTCATTGTAGGGGAGTGAAAAATCAAGTCTTTTTCATATCACCTAATTTTGCATATTACAATTATAAATCGTCCAAACGGACATGGCAAGGACACGATTTTGACATGCTCCTGTCAAGGCCCTAATCCAACATAAGGGCGTCTGCACCAAAGAGATATACACTAAGTATCCCTGTAAGTTCCGTTATCCACCGTCTGGCCGTCCGCTCTCCATATCCGTAAATCTCTGCAATATTCTCGTATGTCATCCCATCCAGGTAGAAATATTTAAAGGCCAGATATTTCTCATGCGTATTCTTCCGACACTCCTCATCCTCCAGGAGCTTCAAGCACTTGTCTATGTGGCCTATCATGACAATGCTCCGGAGCTTGCTCTTAAGAATGCTGTTGATAAAAATATCTTCCTCCGTGAACTCCTCCAGTTCTTCCCTGTTGTCCATATCAGAAAGCTCCGCCACGCCCTCTTCCACACTCTGACAAATTCTGTTATAATTCTCCATCAACTTCTTAGTATTCTGGAAAATCTTTGTGCGCTTATTTCTCTGTGTCTGTTTTTCATGCTCTTTGACCGCTTCCTTTGCGGCCAGCCTTGCCACTTCTTCCAGTGCTTCTGTCTGTTTCACCGGCATCACCTCCTCCCGCATCCAGGTGCGGACACGCCCAGCACCCGTACCGTATCTTGCCCTTGTTGTTGCGCTGACCATCACACCCGTGACGCCCGTTGTCTATGTAGCACTGTCTCATAATACCGTATCACTCCCTTCGGCGGCTCCCGCAGTTCCAGGACCGGGCACAGGCTGGTGTACATATAGGCCGGCGCCGTCCGGATGCGCTCCTTGATGGCCTCATCGGCCTGAGCGGCCAGGGCCTTGCTGCGGTCGATGCGACTGACCTTGGACTGCTTACTGTCATTCTTTCTCATAGACACCACTGCCTCATTACGTCTGTTACCACCTTTAGGAGCTGTACTGCAAGATTCAGTCCTATATAAAATCCTGCTCCTACGATGATACCAAAGCTGTACCATTCAAGTACCTTTTTAATACACTCCTTGCACATCTCCTGATTCTCCTTTCGTATCAAAGTTTCAGTTTTGCGGATTAAATAACTGCCATCATCCACCTCAAATAGCTCACAATATTGTGTCTGCCATCGATTCTATTGTAAAAATACCATGTGTTATACAAAATCCGCTTCATACTATCTCCTTAAAAAATCGGTTTTACGTTTTTGAAATACTTATGCTCTACTGGGGGTAACGCTTCGATCTCTTTAGCCATTTGCAGAAGATATTCGACCGTTGGCTCGTTATCCGTATCCAATCTAATAACACATGCTATTCCTACAGTATCAGCCCCACATACGACTTTCATCGGTCGGTCATATCGTTCATCACATTGGATAGCCCGGAATTTTGCAATTTTCATCGTCACCTCCAAAATGTTAATTTTCCAATATTGGCAGCATAGGAGGCATATCTCCAGTCTGATATGCTACTTCAATCTGCGGGGCCATCCACTGTCCCACTGTCTGTCCATCGGGTAATACAATATGTGCCAGAAATTCATCATCGAAACAGCTCACACCACTTTCAATAGCTTCAAATTTTGCCTTAATTATCAACAGCAGCGCACGCCAGCGTTGACGTTCAATTTGTTCAGTATCTTTCTGCGTTTTTCCAGCTCGAACTGTCACGATAAAGCGAACCTGCCGACCAGCTGCCGTGAATCCAATCATTACTTTATCTCCTGAATATCCTGAAACAAATTGCTCAGCGCCATGTTTCCGAATCAGTTCTTCAATTTCCATCCTGCTCTTGCCGACAGGAACTGTTGTTTTTTCTGCATACGCCATACAGTACCTTCTTTCTTTGTAAAATGTTAAGTTGGCGGCGGCCGGAGTCGAACCGGCACCCTCTTACTTCCCACCATGGTTATGCCAGGAATCGAACCTGGACCTGTGTGCCACACACCGCCATTAACTCTTAAAATAACGATTTATGATATCACGTTCCTATTACGCTCTCCTGGCATGCATCCAAAGTGTATGTGCAGCTCCGTCCGCCGCTTTGTCTTGATATACACATGGTCCCCGCTTATCTCCCTGCCGCACTCACTGCAGATATAGACCGGGGATTCGGGCTGTTTTTTTTCTTTAGCCATCATCGTTCCTCCTTTTACTTCTGGCCTCCAGCTGGTCCATCAGGTCCTGGAGCATGTGCAATACCAGTGGACAGGATTGATACCGTTCCCGCAGCATCTTCTCCCGCTGCACCACATCCTCCCATTCAGGTGATTTCCAGTCGGGGGGATTCTTATATTGGCGCCAGAACCCATTATAGACATCATTGTAAATACCCTGTACCTGCTGGTCTGTCAGAATCATCACATCATCCAAGGTCATAGGCTTTCCAGCCTCATATAGATTCCTGGCCGCGCTGCCCAGTACTTACAGATTACCTCACTGGCCACTTGGGCATCATCCCGCCAAAATCCCAGGTCTGTCATGACATCCTTAAGCAGTTTAACCAGATTATCTGTATCTGGCTTACTGGTTTTATACTCACCATCCCAGTGGCTGCCCTGGAGAGGAAAGCACCACCAAGTCGTCAAACGGAGCGCACCCTGTGCCGGTTCCTTAGGCACATGCCTTGACATGTGTGCCCTCAGCTTCGCCCTGGCTGCTTTCAACTCTGCTGGCTCATAGAATACCGGCTTCCCGTTTACCACATGCACCTGCTTCTCCTGATGGGTACAGGTGGGTGGTTCCATCGGCATAAAAAAATCAATTATCATCATAATCAATTCCCCGCCATATCTTTTTCATACTTCCTGTATGCCTCCTTAAATGCTCCCATCATTCGTGGTCCTACAACCTGAGAAACCAAATATGTTTTTATAACACGTTTCTTCTTTGCACGCTTCGGAGCATCTGGACCTTCTTCTAACATTTTTGCTAATTTTGAAAATTGATTATTCTCTTTTCCATATTTTTCGGATAGCCATTTTGAAAACGTCAATCAAGTTCACTTCCAATCTTTGTTATTTTTATCACATTTGGTTTTGAATGGAATTTTATATTTGTCAAAGGACAGGGGAAGGAAGGACGGCGGGCAGCGCTTAAGCCCGCCTTTCTTTCCCCCTTTGACCGTCAGGGAAATGTATATATTACCCCCTGTAAGGGGGTACATTTTCCTTCCCTCGGAAAAACTCGGTATTTTCTCGACTTTTTCCCTCAAAGGGAAATTATCGGTAAATTTCGTGTTTTTCACTTTGATAGGGAAAAGGGAAACTATCGTATTTTTCCTTATGAGGGAAATTGTTTCCATTCGAGTTTTTCCTTATGAGGGAAACCCTTTCCATCCGTATTTTTCCCTTTACTTCTTACCCACATTTCCTTCATCGATCCAGAATCCGCCATGCTCTTTTATACGGTTCCGAACTGTTTTTTCGGTTGTCCCCATACTCTCCGCCAGTTCTTTCACAGTTACTTTTCCATCCTCATTGAAACTTTTAAGGGACTCATACTGCTCTTCCAGGCTCTGCATGCGGTCCTTTTTAGCCTGCTCAGGTGTCCGTTTTTTCTTGAAGTTTTTTTGCCATGATGCCCCGTCAGCCTCCGGCTGTATATCGTTCAGAATGCCCACACCGTCCACCCTATGGCAGGGATAATCAAACCATAGGTTGACCGCGGGGAACTTCGGAAACTCTCTCAGAGTCCCCTCAATGCGCCAGGCCGTCACAGCCCTGGCCCTTATCTTAGCGGCCTCCACAATGCGCTGCAGGGCCGCCCATTGCCATTTGTCCAGCTTATTCTCGCAGTAAATGAGCATCTGATAGCTGCTGCATAAATCATCCTCTGACAGGTCATCCTCCCATTTAAAATGGGCATCCAGGTACTGCTTGCAAGCCGCACACACAGCCTTGTTCTCCTCGGCCTTAAGCACATCCTCAGACAGTTCAAGCTCTATCATATCCAGCATAGCGTCCGGGTCGCGGGCAAACACACCGGAGCCGGATGCCCGGTCCATGGCCTTCTTGCTTCCCTGGCCGCCCTTACTGTGGTGATGGCAATAGATAACCGCCACACCCAGTTCTGTACAGACCTTGTCAAACTGGTTGCAGAAGTTGGCCATCTGGTCCGCGCTGTTCTCGTCGCCGGTGATGACTTTATAAATGGGGTCAATCACAATGGCTATGTAGTTCTTCTTGGCGGCCCTGCGTATGAGCATCGGAGCCAGTTTGTCCATAGGCCGGGACTTACCACGCAGGTTCCAGATATCAATGTTTTTAAGGTTGTCCGGTTTCCATCCCAGAGCCTGGTACACATCCCTGAAACGGTGCAGACAGCTGGCCCGATCCAGCTCCAGATTCACATACAGGACTCTCCCCTGGGTGCACTTCCATCCCAGCCACTCCCTGCCCTCCGCAATGGCTATACACATCTCAATCTGCAGGAAGGACTTTCCGGCCTTTGATGGCCCGGCTATGAGCATTTTATGGCCCTGCCGCAGCACACCGTCAATCAGACATGGCGCCAGCTCCGGGAGGTTGTCCCAGACATCCTCCAGACTCTCTGGATCCGGCAGATCGTCATTGACAGACTCAATCCATTCTTTCCATTCGCTCCAGTTTGTTTTCCCAATATTAGTATCCATCAGGAACTGCTTATGTTCCCCACGGATAATCCCGGGCATCCTGGACAGTCTGGATGGGTTACGGTTCTGCGGGTCTATCTCCAGGCCGTTCTTCCGGCAGATGTCGTACAGGTAGTCCACACGCTTCCGGTATTCCGTATAGTCTGCGGCATCCACCCGCACAATGGCGTGCAGGCTTTTCCCTCCACTGTGCACCAGGCAGGCCACCGGAAGCTCCAGCTCCCTGATGATGGCATTCTGTTTTTCAATGTCCATTCCATCTGACTCAACCAGTGAATACCTATAGTCTGCCACATTGGCATCACGGACACCTGTTCCATCCAGGGGATTGAACCGTATCCAGGCCCCTCCTGCTGGGTTATAGTCACCCATTACTTTCCCTATGTCCCCATCACAGTTTGCCAGGGCCTCAATCAATTGCCCTGCCGTACGGTCAAATGAGCCTTTATCTGTGGGTTTCCATCTTCCATCCTCCGCCTGATAGCTCTTAACCACATAACCCACATTCTCACCGGCTTCAAACAGTGTTTCCAGATAGGTGATAAGCTGCTTCACTGGGTCCCATCTGCCGGGTTCCTGTATTTCCCGGCCTTCCACCCAATTTTTATCTATGACAATTCCCTCGGAAGATATGGCGTCATCCCAGTCCAGTGCATGTCCCGGGTCATAAGGCGGCATCCACCCCTGTTCCCTGGCGTACTGGACAATGGTACCGCCCGTCACTGGTGTACCATGGCCATGGAAACCATTCCATTTCTTCTGGCACTCCCCAGGATGATACCTGCCGGGGTCCCTCTGGCTCCATGCATCCCAGATTTCCACGCTGTATCCCTCCTGGTCCAGGGCCATCCCTACATTCAGCCATTGCTGGTAATCCAGTTCCGCCGGCTCTATGCTGTTTAAGACCTCCAACAGGTCATACTGGTTATTCTCCATGGCTTACTCCTTATCTATCAGGCACATACTCACTGGGGTTGACTCCTCTCGGTGCCCCGGTCCATCCTGCCGCTGCTATCCTGTCAATCATGTTTTTCCCTGCCTCAAAACTCCAGGTCCCCACATGCTGGAACCCGTATTTCTCAAGGCATCGAATCTGCTTCGGAGTTGTCAGACCTTCCTCTTGTCTCTTATGGAGACGGTCCAGTATCATGCTGGCCTTCCCAGCATTGTCAATATCATCCGGGAGGATACCCCGTTTCTCCAGTTCCTTCTTCTGGCTATCGGACGGTGGCGCCAGTTCCCATCCAAATGCAGGGACATATCCGGCCAGGTCCTCCGCCTGTATGCTCATCTCAAACTGCAGCGGATCCACCAGCTTCTTCTTCCGGTTCCGCATCTCACGCAGCTGCTTGGCCAGGGATTCCTCCCTTTCTGCAATTACATCCTCTGACGCCTTTTTCTCTGCTTCCTCGATGTCTACAGGACACCCGCAGGTCTCCTCCATGTTGTCGGTCATCTTCTGGGCCACTTCACGGTCTGTACAGATAAGGTCTGCCGGATGGCACAGTTCATGGCGTTCCGTGTGCCACAGGAAGTCTAAAAGCAACAGGTGTTCTTTCCCTGGATGCAGCCGGGTGCCACGTCCTACCATCTGACTGTACAGACTCCTGACCTTGGTCGGTCGTAGCACCACAATACAGTCAACGGATGGGCAGTCCCACCCTTCTGTCAGCAACATGGAATTGCACAACACGTTGTAATCCCCACGGTCAAATGCTTCCAACACTTCCGCCCGATCCTTACTTTCCCCGTTGACCTCAGCAGCCTTAAATCTCTTTTCAATCAAAATATCTCTAAACTTCTGGCTGGTCTTAACCAGTGGAAGAAATACCACAGTTTTTCGGTTCTTACAATACTTTTCCATCTCGTCCGCAATCTGGTACAGGTATGGGTCAAGGGCTGTTGCAATATCTCCGGCCTTGAAGTCACCGGACTGCATGGCTACGCCTGAAAGGTCCAGTTTTAATGGTATGGTCAGCGCTTTGATAGGGGACAGGTATCCAGCCTTGATGGCCTTGGGAAGGGTATATTCATAGGCCAGGCTGCCAAACACCTGCCCCAGGTTTTTCATATCTCCACGGTCGGGGGTCGCTGTTACTCCCAGTACCCTGGCCTTGTCAAAATGTGCCAGTATTTTCTGATAGCTGTCTGATATGCTGTGATGGGCCTCGTCAATGATGATGGTGTTGAAATAATCGGCCGGAAACTGTCCCAGCCGTTTTTCCCTCATCAGAGTCTGGACGGAACCGACCACAACCCGGAACCAGCTGCCCAGACAGGACTGCTCCGCTTTCTCCGTGGCACATCCCAGTTTTGTAGCCTTGGCAATCTTATCCGCTGCCTGGTCCAGGAGTTCACCACGGTGGGCCAGGATTAACACCCGGTCCCCACGGCGCACACAATCCTCCGTCACCTTGGCAAATACGATGGTCTTGCCGCAGCCTGTAGGCAGGACCAGGAGTGTCCTGAGGACACCCTTGTCCCATTCCTGGAAGATAGCTTCCTTTGCCTCGGATTGATAGGGTCTTAACTCCATTAAAAATCACCAGCCTTAAACTGTTTCGGTTCCGGGGCAAGGTATTCGTCCACCTTGTTATTCCTGCGCTGTTTCCCATTCTTATCCTTATACTCATTGACATAAATTTTGAATCTTCCTGTGGCTCCAGGAACTTCATTCCAGCGCGGTTTCAGTTTCTCCCCTTTCTTACGCTGTCCGATGCACAGAAAGAACTGACAAAGTTTCCACTCCATCTTGCTATTCAGGATAAGGTCATCAAAAACATGGTGTTCGTTTCCGTCTGAGTCTTTGATGACGCAGTCAATTGTTGCCTTGTTGCAGGCTGCCATCTTGTCGCTACCTGCAAACCTCCCCCTCTCCATGGTCCTGATTTCAAAATCGTATTCTCCATCTGGTAATGGCTCAAAATCAGAACCTTCATTTTCTATCTGGTCATCCCAGCTTAATTCCCTGCCCAATGCTTCATTCATATCATTCATGTATCACATATCCTCCTAATTGAATACTAATGCGTCCTTATCCTTCATTTCCTTAATCATTCCATACACTTTATCCCAGGCGCCTACCAGGCAGCCGTCCACAAAGTCCTTCGGGTAATCCCGCACGGGCATGTCTCCCGGAAAATACCCTCTTGCCTCCACCACGGCCTGAATGTCCCACTCGCAGACATCATTTGCTATCATGAGGTCGCGCAGGTTCTTGGGAATGCGTTCATCCACATTAGACAGCTCCGGCTGGTTTACAGGCTCATCATTAGCAGGTTCCGGTGTTTCCGCTTCTTTTGCAGGCTCCTTAGCGTCCTTGCCATTACTGACTGGCTGCTCCTGGGGTGGCGGCAGGTTTTTAGTGGCTGTGGCCGGCGCCTCCCGTTTCTCAATCGGGGATGATGTGCCCGTCTGGGCCTGCTCGATGATATGCCGGATGCTGTCATACTCAAATGGTACCTCATCCGCCAGCCCATACCGGTTCTTGGCATCCCAGCAGCTGTGGTGTGTGGTATACATGACACGCTTTCCGCCCTGGGCCTTATTCTTGCCTTTCTGGGCCCCCTGACCGTCCACATTGACCGCAAACGTCTTGTAATTACAGAACAGTACCATGTCGGCCCATTCCTTCACCATTGGGGCCGTCTGCTTGGTCAGCTTCATCTCCCAGCGGTCATAGGCCCCCAATTCATCCGGCTGTTCAAATTTCCTTATTTTTGCATGGGCCGTCAGGACAACATTGACACCGGTCTTAACCACCTCCTCCAACAGGTTTAGGAGGCGCCCAAATTCTTCTTGGACATAGGTATATCCCTTACCATAACCAAACTCCTCAATACTGCCCTTGTGGTTCTTATCGCATATCTGGACGATGCAGAGCATCTCAGCCCAATCTGCTGTATCAATAACCAGTGTCTGGCACAGGCCTGGAGTGCGCTTCACTTCCATCACTTGTTCCATGAGCATCATCCAACTGCTGGGTGTTGGAGTTCTGGCCACGTCCATGTCCTTTGTAGAGCCCTCTGTATCTATAAAGAGAGGGTCTGGGAACATAGACGCAAACGTGGACTTTCCTATGCCCTCAGGACCATACACAACTACTTTCTTAGCCCCGGGTATCTTTCCCTTAATGATTTCCATTAAAAATCACCTGCCTTCCATCCTGTCTGTTTTGGAGGCTCAGGAGCCGCTGGCATATCCTGTCCTGCCACATATCCGTCCTCAATTATGATGCTGCATTCATCCCCGGTACTTACCCGTGTTGCAATCGCCTGCAGCCCTTCCTGCTCCAGCCACTGTCCAAACTCCTGCAGTGTATCCAGATCCATCTGCTCCAACTTGTCCAGGAGTACAAAACCACAGTCGGGGTTAAGCCTGCGTACAATTGCGGTGGATACCCGGAGCTGTTCGGAGCCTGACATGTTGTCCCACTTCTGGCCGTTATAAATAAGCTCCCCTTCCTCCACTGAAAGGCCTGGAAGTGGGAGGTCGGCCCCCTTTAATAAATCAGCCTTTTGCTTCCTCACCGCTTCAATTTTGGTGGTAAGAATATTGTATTGTGCCCTGTATTCCTTGGCATCCTCTTCGGCCTTGTCCTTATCCAGGTTGGCCCGTACCTTGCGGTTGGTTTCCTCTATATCTGCTATATTCTGTTCCAATTCCGCTGTCGACTGGTCCGCCAGGCTCTCCGCGCTCCCCCTGGCAATCTTAAGGTCAGTATCCAGCTGCTCCTGTTTATGCAGTAAAGCCTGTATCTGCTCTGTAACCTGCTGGTATTCCTGTTCCAACCGGTGGAGGCATTCACGTTTCCTCTGATTCTCCCCGTTCTGGGCAAGTATCTCCTGCTGCTGCCGAATCAGTTCGGATGCAGATATGGGGGTGGATGGGACATCTGGAAAGTAAGGCTGTTCTTTTGCATACTTCTCTTTCTGGTCAGCCGTTCGGCCTATGTAGGTACGTTCGTTGAACATCTCTTTTTCCTGACGTTCTAATTCCGCCAACTGAGGACCAATACCTATAATCTGCAATAAAGTGTTTGCCTTTTCTTTACTATTGGCTTCCATAAACTTTGGGAGGTTCAGAGCCAACTGCTCCACGAACCCATCCAAAAGCTGCTGCCCGGCCTTCTGACCACTGGGGTCTGTCACCTTAAGGCTGCTGTTCTTCCCCTTTCGCTCTACGACCAGGCCGTTATTCATAACAATGCGCAGATTGGGGGGGATGGTGGAGCCCTCCCTGGCTGCCTGTGATGGCCGGAACCGTTCTCCTCCCAGGGTCCACGCTATAGCATCCAAGACAGAGGTTTTCCCCTGGTTATTTTTGCCTCCTATAATAGTGAGCCCGTTCGTTGACGGCTCAATTTTGACCGCCTTAACCCGTTTTACGTTTTCGATTTCAAGTTTATTGATTTTCATTGACATCTTGCAATCTCCTTTTAAATCCCTTATACTAAGGGTGAGCTAAACTATTTGTCCATGGGCCTCTTGCGGTTGCCGCCGCTGGGGTCCATCTTCATTTCTTCCAATATCTCATTACTTGCTGCCTCGGCCCCCGCCTCAATCCTATCTGCGTTACCGGTCATAACGACACCAGATTGGACCATGGCCTGTATGATGATACCTTTAATAACTTGTCTCTGTATTATCCTCATCTCCTCTCACAGTCTCACGCCCATGGCCGTCGCCATGACCACGATAGCTACCATCCACATCCCCAGCAGCCAGATAACCGCCGGTACAATCCATTTAGCTGCCATCATGATTGGGCCGTCTCGGCGTCTCCTGCGCTGTCGGAAGGTCACCATACGCCTGTGCCCCATG